AACATTAAGCACCAACCAATTCGTTGAACTCTTTGATTGTTACTGTGCAGTCATAGCGGTTGCAATCTTTGCAATAGCCATGAACTCTTTTAGATGTGTAAACACATACCCACATTTTGTTACCTCTCTTTTCCTGCCAGTTTGGCATTGAGAGAAAGGTACTTGCCCAGTCTGTCAACTGTCAAGGGTTAGTTTCGGCGTTTCTTAAACTCGTTTCGGGAGTCAGTCGAATAGAAGCCATTACCTGTGAACGCGACCGCTGGGGCAATAAACACTTTGGCGACCCTTGAGCCTAGGCACGTTGGGCAAGGTGGATATTCTCTAGCTGAGATATCTTGCCACTGTTCGAAGTCACCGCACGATTCGCAGTTGAAAGCATAGGTTGGCATTAGGGATGATTTTCTAAATGGGTGATGACTGCGCTACGAACTTCCCGAACATCCTTGTGCAAGTCCTCTAGGTGGGCTTCTAATGCCCCTAGGGAGCGCTGTACGCCACTTGCAAAGCCATTAGAGGTTGGTCGGCTGTTCTTCTCTGCCCTGCTTGCTTTGACCGCTGAGAAGCCCGCTATGAGCGCTGTGATAATTGGCACGAAAATGGCAAAGTCACTCATTACCTGACCCTCGGCCATAAATCGGGTCATTCTTATCGAGGTAACGGATGATGACTGGGAGAACGGCTGCGATGCCTGCCTGCCACATAGAGTCAAAATCGAACTTACCTGAGTTCATCCAAACCGCTAGAGAAGCTGCTGCAAATACGCGACCCCAAGAGAGTCCCATTTCAACGAGTTGACGAATATCCTTTTGGGTCATTTCTTTGCTACTTTCTTTGCCGCTTTCTTGGCAACTGGTTTTGGATCTACTTCTGCTGGGTCAGTCTCTTGATATGGTTTAGCGCCATGGTGGTATGCCTGAAAGATTTCGGAGGCGATTGGATGCCAAGCGGTTTCATATTCAGGTTCAGCCCATCCAACGATGTAGTTAGGGTGACGTGAAGTGATGCACACTTCACCACCGTTGCGTTGGTCTTTGTTTGATTGCGTTGAAGTGTTACCTTCGATGCATAGAACTTGATTGTTCGCTAAATGCAGAACTGCAATACCGACGTGGGATACTCGGTTAATTCCGTCGCCCGGGAAGTCGAAGTAGACAATAGACCCTGGCTTAACTTCACCAGATGTTTTCCAAAGTTTACGTTCCTTCCATTCCTTCACGCCGTTAGGAGTGTAGGCAGTGTTTGGGAAGTCATGGTATCCAGCCTTGTCGAATACCCACATGACGAATAGGCCACACCATTGGGCTGGATTCGATTTGAAATGCCGTCCATACTTCGTGATGTTCACTGGCTTCTCGACGTAGCCAACTTGGCTGAATGCAATATCTAGAATCTTCTGTACTGTCGGTTGCTTTGGCATCATTATCCTAAACTGATTACTTGAATTCGGTGCTGATACACGATGATGGAATCTGAGCCACCAGTAAGAATTGTGCGAATGCGTGGAGTTAGAGTGACTGTTGCGCCACCAGTCCCATCAAAGATTCTGATTGATGAACCACCAGCGCGGCTAGTTCCAGATGTGTCACTCGATAATTCAACATCAGCTGAAATGCCACCACCAGAAACGCTTGCACCTAAAGCCCAACCATTAGCTGCGGTTGTAGTGTTGTTAGCGTTACCAGAAACAATGACTGCAAATAATCCAGATGCGCCAAGTGTGAAAGTGAAACCTGCTGTACTTGATGCCACATTCTTAGGTGTTGATGAGCAGTTAGTGGTAGTGCGGTTATTTACATCTTCATTTGTGTTGAAGTTAAACAACTTGCCTGATGCTTCTGAGCCGTCAATAAAGTCTTCAATTGCTTGCGCCAATTCTTGAATCTTAGTGTCGCCTGTGTTGATGCTGTCCGTTCCAGTTGGATATGGGAAGCCGTAGTTGGTTGTTGTTCCTGCCATGTTATTCCTTAACTCGGGTTGTAGATCGTTGAAGGTACTACGAGAAGCGTTGCCTCTGCGTGTTTCTGTGTCAAGTTTAATTGAACACCACGAACCATGTAAGTATGGTTTCCGCCATAGGCCGCAGGGATGTTAGTCAACGGAAGGCGAACAGGTTTAGTGGACTTGTAGAAGTTTTGCCATTCGCTAGTAACGTGAGTCATAGCATCCAAGTCAATGGTTAAAGACTGCAGATAAGTATTGGCCTCTTTGTAAGCGTTCACTTTGTTGGTGATTACTTGTAAGCGGTCTGCCACATCGGCTTCATATGAGATTCCAAAATCTAGGTAGCGACTGCCGTTGGTGTTATATGAATTGCTATCCAAGAATGCGGAAGTGCTGGAAGCATCAAAGTTAGTAATTGTGGCATTGTTGATAATGTTGCCAAAGTTCTGGGCAGAATTGAGACTTGACCAAAGCACACAGCTAGTGGCATCAAGTGAAGTTATCTGAGTGTAGTTTGTATATCCAGCAGAAGGCGCATTGAGGGTAATAGTCTTATCGTCAAACCAGAACCAGCCGTCACGCTTATTAGACCAAATAGTTGTTAGAACACTAAGAATATCTTGCCCATCGAAGTTATCATTTTGAACATCAGTCAATTCAAATGCGGCAATATTGTCAGCAACAAAGGTGAGATTCGATTTGTTATTGGTAAAAGTATCCCAAGTACCTTCGGCTTTATCCCAAGTCATACCATTAGGAACTTCATCCCAAGTTGTTTTGGCAAGTTGCTGATTAAAAACGCTCGGCATAGTTGACCAATATGGCACACCACCTAAAGTTAAATCACCATAAACAAGTTCAGTGCTAAGCCTCGATGTTGCGCCCAGTAGATCCAATTCCACAATCTGGTCAGTGCTGGTGGTTTGTACCGGACTGCACGTATAGCCTTGCACAATGCCTGTCCAAGTAACTGTACCTGTTGCACCTTGCGGAGCGATAGTGAACGTGACCTCTTTACCTATCCACCAGTCAGGGGTTAACTCAACACCATAAAGAGTTGGCAAACCAAGGAACGATGCTCGAGCAGAAGGTGGTTGCGGTAACTCGTAAGGTGAGGTTGAACCACTAACAATCTCAAGTCTGTCAAGCTGAGAGCCAAACGTGTAGCCAGCAATGTAACCTGTAACCGCAACTGTAGTGGTATATGAAGTAGGCATTAGTTAAACCCTAAAACCCCGACGCCTGAACCGCCATTTAATTCTAATTTCTCTAATGTGCGTTTAATTGCGCGAGCAGACGATATAGCATCGGAAGCGTTTTGAATGTTAATGACGATATTGTTTTGAATTCGTCGGCGTTCTTGTCTATCAGCTTTGCTTTGAGCATTACCGGCAATCTGTAAAACTCCACCAAGTTGACCAAACTGCTTTCCAACCGCGCCGAAGATTCCAGCCTCACCGACAGACTTCAAAGCGCCACCAGCAATGGAAGCGTTGCTATCAGTTTTGATATCCATGATTGGCCCGGCGGCTGCCGTTGCACCATAGGCAATAAGGCCAGCAATTACTTTGCCTTTCATTCCACCTGGGGCATATCTAAAAGCGGCTGCTGCGGCAACAAGTTTTGGATCAGCGAACGAGTCCCACTTGATACCAAGGTTGCCTGCTGTTTTACCTATCTTTTCAATTTGAGTAAGAATGCCGGGTAACTTTTCTGCAAGTAAAACCATTGCGTTAGCAAAACCTTCAGCAAAGTCAGTAACTACCTTTTGGCCTTTAGGGCTATTCAGATAGTCAACCATCTTTTCAATAGTTGGCATTAAAGCCACACCAATAGATTCTTTGGCCTCATCAACCGCAATGTTGAATCGCTTAAACTTACCTTCCATAGTTTCGGCTGCTGCCGCTGATTGTCCACCAAACAGACGATCTAATTCCTCTTGCGCAGCTTTGAAATCTTTGTTCTTAATAATAGATTCATCGAGAGTAATACCCATACGAGTTAAAGCACCAAGGTTGCCACCATACGCTTTTGCCAAACTCAAAGACACAGTGTCCAAGTCTTTGCCAGTACCTGCTGCAATATCCATGGCCAAGGCTTGCAACTTCTGAGCCTTACCAACCTTGCCAGTAGCAACCAATAACTTCTCAAGGCTAGGGCGCAACTTGTCATCCGCTACACCAGTGGCGCGTTGCAGTTTGTCAATGTACTTTTCAACAGATTTAATTTGCCCATTGCTTGCTTTGGTGGTGTTCTTCAAAGTGGTGGCAAGTTTGACCTGTGCCTTCTCATCAGCAATAGCGGCCTTGACTCCGTCAATAGCCAACTTCGTTGCCATACCAGCAATAGCAAATGCTGCCGCATCCATGCCTCGAGTAATACCCCGAGCCACGCCATCCATGCGTTGACCAAAGGTTTTAGTTTTCTTTGTTGCGTTATCTAAACTAGAACCAAACTTCGATGTATCAGCGAGTAACGCGAGTTTCAGAATTCTGCTACGGGTATCCATTTAGTTACTCCATTGTTCGATAAGTTCATCAACGGCTTGATACCAGCGACGGCGAATCTCAGGTTGCACCTTGCGTAAGGTTGGGAAAATCCACCAACCATTATTACCGCCAGAAGGTGTTGGGTTGGAACGTGTCGGGAATGAACGGCCACCATTCCTTAGATAACCTTTACGCGCACCAAACTCGACACCATAAAGCATGTCACCAACAGTTCCACCATTGCGACTATAACCGGTAATCTTTTTAGATCCACCAATCGAGATGGTAGGCAACCGGTCGTATCTTGCCTTGATGGTGTTGGCAATAATCTTCTGCCGTTTAGAACTAGCTGAGAAGCGCAAAGTAGTAGCGGTCATTTCGCTAATCTTTAACACTTCTTTTTTCAGTTCAGTGTTTGCTTCTTTACCCATTGAGTTCATGACTCGAAGAAAGTCTTTCAAGTCTTTGTCATCTATCCGTAGCTGCACATTCATTGAGCGACTGGATTGGGTGTCGCCACTCTTGGAAGCAAATGGGTTCGGGTTAGTTGCCATTCGCTTGCCTTTCTAGTATGTCAATTACAGTCCAGATGATTTGGTCATCCTGTTCCAGCCAGACGCTGGGAGGTATATGTGTGGCGACTGCTAACTCGGCTACCAGTCGCCCCACACTTCCCTCTTCTAGGATTTTGGGTCAGAGTCCACAATGTCGAAGTCGTCAACTTGGTTAATCCATACATCGAGAGGAGCAAGGTTTGACTCTTCTCGTTGCAAGGCTCGATGTGCCATCCAAAGAATGTCACCGAGCGCTGGGTTTTTTTCGAAGTCGCTTATGGATTTGTTGTGTTTCTTTTCCCATGCGTAGCGGTCTCCAATAGTGATTTTGCAATCAGCTGTTGAACCCTCTACATAAATGATGCGGATTTTCATTTGGTTTCCTTATGCTTTAGTTGGTACGCCAGCGCATTGGAAGGTAACGCTCCAAGTAAGAGCATCGTTTCCTGAGCCACCGACGGCTGGGTATTCTGGGTAAAGACTACCAGTGAAGGTTTGACTATTAGCAGTAAGAACAAATGGGATTGCAGTATCAGGTGTACCTGATGCAGTCCAAAGAGCGTCCATGAAATCAGATGTTCCGGAAGTCCAGTCTTGAAGTGCTTCGATAGCCAAAGTCACATTGTTGTCTACAACCTTCCATGCTTTAGTTCCACCAATAAGGTTGTAAGCATTGCGGGTTTGTTCAACAGTAAGAACTGCTGAGGTGATTTGTTCTGAACGGGCAACGGCGTTGATCGTGAGAGTCAGCGTGCCGCCGTTTAGGATGGTTGTTGCCATGTCTTTCCTTTCCTAGAAAGATACTGCGACTTCAACGTAGATGTCGCTGACAGTCAGATAGGCCGTTCCTACCTGAAGTTCGGTTGGTGCTGCAACAGATTTAAGTGTTGCCCATGTAGGCATCATGTCTATGATGTCTGTAATAAAGTCTTCAAGTCTGGTTAGTTCGCTTTGGTTATCAGCTGTGTTAACAATCACTTTGATGACGTAAGCAACTGTGACTGCTTTAGTACCAATGGTTAAGGGTTGAACCCAAGGTGACCCTGGCAAGATAACAACCGAGTTTGGCATTGGGTTTTCAGTTGGGTAAGCGAAGGTCTGCCATTTGGTGTCGTCTGTTAGGGCAGTTGCTAAGTCTGTGCGGACGGATGCGAAACTCATGCGTTATCCCAGCATCGTCTTGATGCACATGTAAGGCGCTAGAAGGCCTTTCACGCGAGTTAGAAGGCTTGCTCCCATACGGAAAGGTGCAGGCGCAAAGTCCATGCCCACAGGCTGTCCGTTGGTCGCTGTGCGTGCCTGCCAAACATCGGCAGAAGTCATGAGAATTGCTTGATGCACATTCTCCACGCCAGTCCAGTCACCTTGATGACCTAACCATCCATGAGGGATAACCCAAGACTCAGTGACGTCAGCATTAACTTTAGCCCACGACACATAATCGGCACCTATTGCAGTGATCGTAATGTTGCCATTAAACGGACTGCCCAAATTAGTATGGACAACATCGCCAACAGCGAAAGTATTTAATGTCTCAAAGTAAGCGGTAGCAACATTAGAAACCAACTTTGTTTTGATAACTGGGATGGTGTGTTGAACCAACATTGGCAGAATGATTTCTTCAGCTGCGTCAATGCAGGATTGAATATCTGCATCATCGTAGAGAGCCCCAATGCCAAGAGCATCGCGCAGTTGTGCAACTGTGACGTATGACATTGGGACTCCTTACGAATAGGTGAGGGGTGACCATCCGCTAGCCACCCCTCGGCTTAGTTAAGCGATGTTGAGACGACGGATTCCGCCGGCCTTCTTGACTGCGATTGCGCCGTAGCCGTAAAGACCGATTTGAACCTGACCTGTGTTCAACAATTGAACCTGCAATTGGGTTGTTGGTGATTCGTACCAAGTAACGCTGTTTGGTGCTACAAGGAATGCTGAATCATCTACGAAGCCAGCAGCTGCAACGTTAGAGTCAACGTATAGAGCCTTGTCCAATACGTTACCAACAACAGAGTTGCCAGTTACTGCGCCTGGGTTATTCGCTGGGTTGTTAGCGAAGTACAACGGACGGCCAGTTGTGTCAGCCATTCCCATGATTGAACCCCAAACATCTGGGCTTGCAATCAAGTTGCTTGCGTATTCACCAGTTGCTTTGAAAGCAGCTGCTGATTCGGTTGCGATGAATGATTGAAGACCTGCTGCAGTTGCTGCAACGCCTGTGCTTGCTGTACCTGAAGCAATAAGAGCAGCAAGAACTGCTGTGTCTGTTGCTTTAGCGTATGCGTAGCGCATTTGGCGAACAAGTTCTGCGTAGAACGCTGGGTTAGAGCGATCTAGAAGTTCGAAAGAAACTTCGTTCTTGCCGTAGTACTTAGCAATGTCAACAGTGATGTAGGTTGAAGTCATACCAGTTTCAGATGGTGCGCCTTCTTCAGCCACAATTGCGACAGTTGGCTTGGTGCCAAGAGTTGGGATAGTGAAAGACAAACCAGATGCTGGAAGTGCTTCACGAGAAACTGCGTCAATCGCTGGGCGACCTTCGAAGTTAGTGGTGATGAACTGGTTTAGGTGGTTTGGCAAAGTCAAACCTGTGTTGGTGCTGGTTGAATCATCAGCTGCAAGTACAAACTGACGTGAATCCTCGTCGCCCATTTTCGCCTTGACGCTGTGTTCTAAGTAAGAACCTGCATCCACGATTGGTGAACGAGGAGCAGTGAAGGCAAGGCCTACTGCTGGTGCTGAAGCCTGAACAGTTTCTGCGGCTTCAACAGGGGCTGTGTTTTCTGACACAGTTATCTCCTCTTCGGTTGTCTCCTCAGAAACGGGCGTTTCCTCGGCTTCTGACGCAGCGACCTTAGTGATTTCTGCGCTAGAAAATGCTGGATTGGTGACGAGTGCAACGCCTACCAATTCGGCGCGACTGAACACAGTCACACCATCTATTTGCTCGGACTCTTGGCCAAGAGCTTCAATGCTGAATGCTGGGCGAAGACCATCCGCAGCTTCAACCAAAGCATCAGAGCCAGCAGTGGTTTGAGCGATTTTGAAGTCTGCGTAAATACCATCGGCGCGAGACTCGATAGCAACTGCACGTCCAACTGGTTTCGTGCGATCATGTTCAAGGTTCAGTTTGATAGCAGACACATCTGGGATTTGGATTGAATCCTCGAGGAACATGGTGCGACCAATGTTTGGTGTACCAACTTCATTGAACGGCACGATACGGCCTGAGATGATTCGGCGTGGAATATCAGCGGCTGTGATATCCATGTTCATTGTGATTTTCATTGAGTATCCTCTGAATCGTTTGCACCGCGTGGGGCAAGGTCTTCCATCTCTCGGGCTTCATTTAGGTCAATGATTCCGTTGGTGAGAAGGCTGGTGGTGATTTCGGTGCGAGTCTTTGCATCTTCGCGTAGGAAGTCGTCAAGGTCGAACCGAACGAAACTGCCAGAAGCCGTCACGTCGGCCATATTTAATCTGTCCTCAACCGCGCCTATAAATCCGCGCAAGGTTGCCTGCACAAGGTCTTTGCGTGTATCTACCGCGTTTGAGTAAGTCATATTGGCTTGCATATCAGCACCAACAACATATGCTGGAACGTTCATCATGCGAGCAATTTCAGAAGCCATATGTGAACGTGCTTCAACAAGTTGCATCGACTTAGAATCGAAGCCGACAGTTTGATATTCGAAGTTGCTGTTTAAGTAAGCAGTTGATTTAGTTTTACGAGCTTGTTTCCAAGCATTAAGGCTTGAGAGAATTTGGTCTTCTGTAAGGTCGAAGCCAGTATTCTTCAAAATACCCATAGGCACTGGGTCTTGGCTGATGTTGTAAGCCGCAGTTTCTAGTGCGTGAGCAGTGGCAATAGTTTTGCCACCACGCGCCAAGATTCCCTCTTCAAGACCTTGGAATGTAATTAGGCTTCCAATACCACTCATCGGAACTGGGTTTAAGTCAACATAGTATTGAGCGATTTGAGTATTGGAAGTATTTGTTTCCCAAGTGATTCTGCGTGGATCTATCCATTGGAATCTGCTAGGGCGATTGTCTTCAGCATAAGTATTTGTGACTTGCCAATAGGCAACGCCAAAGAATGCGAGACTGTCAATGGTGCGAGCCATTGTGACAGAGTATGGAGTGCTTAAGTCTGGCTGTTCCATCCAAGAATGCTTACGCATATGGCGACCATCACGTGCATACAGTTCCAGAGGGATGGTTCCAAGAGTGTTGCAGATTACGTTGCGAGCGCGAGCCACAGCTGGGACTTGCATAGCCGTTTCTCGACTGACTGAATAAGAGTCAACTATGCCCCAAGGTGAATAGGCAACAGCCTTATTTACGCTAGGTGCTAGTTCAGCCTTAATATCAACAGGCTTGCGGAATTGGTCAAAGAGTCCCATAGGTGGGCAATTGTCCCACAGCCTGTGGATAACTGCAACTAAAACTGTGTATAAGTGGAGGCGTAGGGAATCGAACCCTAGTCCTAACTCATTCCGCAAGCGGTCTTACGAGCCAGTCGAAACCATC